CCGACATCCACACCACCAGCGTGTACACGCATTGGAGGGAACGGCGGCTCGCCAAGACGCTCGACGCCGCCCTGCCAGACCTCCGCGACGGCCAGTGACGGACGACGACGGCTTTTCCGCAACACGAAAGAGTATTGACACACCCCGCGCTCGCCGTATGCGGGTGGCCGGGGTTTGGATTATCGGGTTGCGATTTGGTTTATTCGAGCGATGTCGTCCCGTCCGTAGGGCATTTAGCCACATCGTTGCCGTCGATGCTGAGCGTCATCTGCCAATCCATGGACGTTCCACGCATCGCTGTGTCCGGAACAGACGTTGAGAAGACCGACTTGTCATCCGAGTTGTTCCAACCCGGATAGTTCAGGTTCTTGCTCGTCTGCATGTTGAACACGCTTCTGTTGGTCTCCCCGGATGACACGTAGTTGGATAGCTGCACCATCCAGGAGTCGCCATCCTCGTTGGTGAGCATCAGATCATACGAATAGAATTCATCCGGCTTGATCTGGTCATTTCCGGGTATCTCCACGCCGAGATATCCGGCGCTCGTATCGAGCTTCACACTCGGCAACCGCGGGTCACTGCCCTCGCAGGATCCAGCCAGACCATCCGCAAGCGGAGAACCACCATCACCATCGGTGGAATCCTGCGAATCGTCTCCGGAATCTTGCGAGTTGGTTTGACTATTGGCGCTTGCCGGCTGGTTGGATGTGGTCTGGCTGCCGCATCCTCCGGCCAGTGCGATTGGGAACATGATGGCGAGCATTGCGGCGATCGCCTTTTTTGTGGTTTTCATGGGTATGTAAAATAAGTGGTTGGAAAATGATTGAAAGCTGATCCGATTAACGGGCTAATACAACCATAATTCCAACCAATGGTTTTACAAACGGCATTTAGCGATCCCCAACCACTTATTCACCATTTCCGACAAGACAGTCGAAGTCGATCAGTTGAAGTTGCTCTACGAACTTCTCCAAATACGAGACGACTCCCTCGTCGTTCACGAATAGCAGCCTATCCTGCGTCAGTCTGCCTGATTTGTCCTGCGGGTAGCGAAGGCTGATGCCGTCGTTGTCGATTTCGGCAACGGCTTTTACAAAAGCACCCATGTTCTTGATGGCCCTATTGTCCTCACGGCACCTTTGCCTCGGAAACCTCGAAAGCAAAGAGTTCCACAGGCTCGTAAGGTTGTGGTCTTTCTTAGGCTCAGCCCCACACCTTTTTATCGCCCTCTTGATTGCAAGCTCAATACAGTGCCTTGTGAGGAACATCACTGGAATCGCGTAGGAATGCTCCAGCATCACATACATGCCCGGCCTGTCGATCGCTCTCCTCCCGGCGGCCGCAAGCTCCTTGGCGGCATTGAGGAAGGATTGAATGAACTCATCGTCGAATCTATCGGCTTTAAGCTCGTCCTTCATCAAGGCAGATAAGTCCAACAGCGAGAAATTCCTCAAAGTGGGGTCGCTGAAGCCATCCATCTGAGGCTTCATGACCTGTTGGCTCATGTATTTAGGAAACACATGGTCATTGAACACGCTCTCCATCAGAGAACCTCACCCGTTTTCACGTCTATCTCTCGTTCACGTAGTCGAACGCGGACTTCTCGGCCATGGTTGGACCTCTCTGTTGATAGATGATTCCAACCAATGATTTTACAACTTGTTTGAGTGCATTTTCAGTCTTGTCAACCAGATTTTTAACAACCAAGGTTATTTAATTCGGCCAACTGAATAATTAACGAATCCAACCACTTATTTTACATACCCGTTTTCATTTGCTGTCTCTCTTTCCCTGATGGCGTTAGAAAAACGCACCCAACCGCAAAAGTCGTGGATGGGTGCGTTTTTTATGTCGAATAAGTTGTCACTGCTTGTCGGAGGCACTGCAGTACACGTTGGCGTTGTCGCCGGTCGCTTCCTGGTGTGAGACCTGCTTGCCGTCCACGGTGATGGTGCAGGTCACCTGCGTGTCGGCTGGAGTCTCGTTATCTATGTCGAAGGACGGATAGGCGCTGAGCGTCCAGTCCTTCTGGGCGTCATCGCCGGTGATGGTCTTCTCCCATTGGCCAGCGGCGGTCTCGTTGCTGGTGCCACCATCCTTGCCGTAGGTCACTTCTGCGTTGCCGTTGCTGATGGTCACCTGCAGCTTCAGCTCCTTTGCGCCTTCGTTGACGATGCCTCTCTCGAGGTTGTCGGATTCGTGCTGCGCTTTCTTGCTCGCCTCGTCGATGCTCTTGCTCGCATTGTCCACGGCGGCACCGTATACGGATTGCGTGTAGAGGACCACTCCGCCGCTGATGAGGGAGATGATGACTGCCGCGATGACTAGTCCGCGGCCCTTTTTCTTTCCGTTCTTCCTGGTGGCGTACAGTGCGAAGCAGCCGAAGATGATGCCGGCAATGGCGAAGGCGAACGCCACATTGTTGACGATCGGGATCCACGAGAGCACGAGTGCGATGACGCCGAGAACGAATGCGGTGATGCCGAGCGCGCTCATATGCTTCTCCTCGGCCGGCTGCCGGTAGGGCTGCTGCATCATCGGCTGCTGCGGCGCCGGCTGCTGCGGCTGCTGGAAATGCGGCTGTTGCGCGAATGGCGGTTGTTGCGCCGGCTGCTGTTGTGGAACCGGTTGCGGCTGGAACTGCTGCGGATTTGGATTGTTGTTGGTCATTGGATTCTCTTTTCTTCTCTGGCGACCATGCCGGTCACTCCATCGTACCCCCATGAACAATCGCTTGGTGGTATTCACTGCATACACACGCCGGAATCGTAGAGCAGCTGCCGATAATCTGACAGTACTTGGATGGTGACACTTAATTCCACGGCCATCATCCACGTATTGCCCTCGTACACCGTCTCCGCCATGCCGTAATCCACCGGCGATATCAACGCCAACGCGGTCTCCCTACGACACCGGCGCTCGCATTTGATGCCGTATTGGCTGCCGCATCCGGGGTCGTGGTGTCTGGCGTGGATGAGCTCGTGGCACAATGTACAGCGGCGCTGGCGCTGGTTGAGCCAGTCAGCCAATAGGATAAGCCCATGCCGGTCGTCGTACAGGCCGCATATGTCGCGTGGGAGGTCGCGCGATACGATTGACAGTCCCATGGATTCCGCGCTCCGATGAAGGTCCGCAACGGTCTTGTTATCCACATTCCTCTCTTCCGAAAGTATTGTTTTTCGAGAAGTACTTTTTTCTGTTTGTCAAGTTCCGCTTGACAGTTGGAGTGTCGTATGTGATATTTGAATCAGCTCATCTACATGTTGTAGAAGGAGTCTTCGGAGTCGTCCTTAACGGGCGGCTCTAGTTTTTTTATTGGATTTTTGTGCTGAATCTGGAGTTATATTCCTTTTCCAGCTTGTCTATGCTCCATTGGCGGTTTACGTAGTACGCGGTTATGAGTACCCAGTAATCCCTTCGTTCTCCTAGAACAACGAGATATTGTTGGTTTGGAAGATATATTTTCACTCGATCCTTGTTCTTGTCGTTTTTTCTCCATACCCAAGGCCGCGTGCATTGGGCGTATTCGCATATTTCGCAGAACGGATGATGCTCCACTACTGGTCTGGGCCAGCTGATGCGTTCGCTGCGTTCGGCATCCGGAAGCCGTGAGCCGGAGTTGTCCTGATTGCATGTGGTCAGATGCATGAAGGCTTCCGGATAGATTCCGTCGTAGGGCATTCTTTTGTAGTGTACGGGTTTCCCGTCGTATTGGAAGGACTCTCTGAACTCGTTCTGGAATACATGGAACAGTCGTTGCTCATACTGCTCCCATGTCTCTCCGTGCTCTTGATTCCAAGGAATCAATCCGGGCAGCCAATGCGGATTCATCTCGCCCTCCATACGAAATAGTTGAACTTGGTCTCCTTCAGCAGTGTGCTCCGGTCTAGTTTGTATCCCGACCGTTGAATGATTCGTTCGATGATTCGGCGCTTCGCCATGCTCTGATGCTGTTCCGGTAGTTTTCGCTGCGAACGGCATACTGCTCCGATGAGTATGTCGGTGAGCTGCATGATCTGTACTTCGTCGGAACGTATCGGCTGGATTTTCTGGATGATTCTGTGATCGTAATCGTACATGTTGTTCGAACAGACATCCCATAATTGGCTGACTCGAAAACTCGAGTGTGTGTCTTTGATGTCGACGAACACGTTATAGCTTTGCTTTGGATCGAAGATGACCTTGAGCATCTCGAAGTACATTTTGTAATACCAGGTGTTGTGGTCCTGATTGTATTTCTCGTGGTCAAGTAGATTCTTGTCCGGGATGAGGAGCGCGCGGAACGATATGTCATCGTCATCGAAGAAGTAGTCCACGAGATCCAGATAGAGCGGCAGCATACGGTCTCGTGCCTTTGCCCATTTCACCTCATTCGTGGCGCATATGCCATGTTTCTGCTTGATTTCTTTGATTCTGACGCATATCTCTTTGCGTTTTTCTTTTGGCGCGATGACGGCTCCCAGAGCCATGCTGTTCGAATCATCATGCTCAAGGTGACATGTCTCATCGCAATACAGGTTGTATTCGGTCATTCGTGTTCCTTTCAATCCATCAATCGTCAGGCGTCTCGGCTTCGAGGCGTGCGTTCGGATCCTTGTTTGCGGCCATGTCGTAGTCTTCGGGGTGCGTGGCGATACGGTCGATGAGATCATCGGTGATCTGGGATTCGCGCTCGCGGGCTTCGTAGGCGCGTGCGGCCTCGCTGCCGAGTGCGCGTGTGTAGATGTCGAGGCTGGTGAGTCCGAATGTGGAGGCGATGTGCTCCACATCGGACGTGTTCAACGGCGCCTCGTAGCGCATGCGTTTGTACCAGTAATTGTTGCTCAATCCGCTGGAATCGAAGAATTCATCTATCGTAATGCCGCTATTTTTCAACAGTTGCCGACATGCATCGATGATTCTTTTGCTGTCTTCGGTGACTTCGTTTTTAGATCCTCGTGCCATGCCTGAAGTCTATCTAAATAAGTAGATTTTGTAAAGAACCTATATAGGTAGGTACATTGAATCACCTAAATAGGTAGATTGAGAGTTGTCGCAAGGGAACGGACCAACCAGAAAGGAGCGGCAACCAATGAGCGAAACGGAAACCATCGCACGAAACCTCAGCGGCGAACTCGCACGACACCGCAAGACGCAGGCCGCACTCGCCAAGGAGCTTGGTGTGAGTGAGCAAAACATCAGTAAGCGATTGCAGGGCGAGGGTTCATTCACTACCGAACAACTCGAGAAAGCCGCCGGAATGCTCGGCATGAGCCTCTACCAGCTCATGATCAAGCTCCTCCAGCCAATCGACGGAATCAACCAAATCAAACCATAGGCAACCGGCGCTCGCCAAAGCATGAATCAAAAGAAGAATCCAATGAACAATGAAATCCGGAAGTTCGATTTTAGGGGCGCTGCGTTGCGCACCTTGACCGATGAGTCAGGGGAACCTTGGTTCGTCGCCAAGGACGTATGCGATGTGCTTGGCTACACGAACGCCAGCAAAGCAATCAGTGACCATGTTGATTCGGAAGACAAACTCAATAACGAATCGTTATCGAGTTTAGGACAGCGCGGAGGTTGGTTGGTTAACGAATCTGGTCTTTACTCGCTGGTGCTCTCGTCCAAACTGCCGACTGCGAAGGAGTTCAAGCGCTGGGTCACGCATGAGGTGCTTCCCCAGATCCGCAGGACCGGCGGCTACATCCCCACGAGCGACGCGGATGACGACATGACCATCCTGGCGAAGGCCGTGATGATCGGCCAGCGCACCATGGAGGAGCAGAAGCGCCGCATCCAGGCGCAGCAGACGCGCATCGACGAACTCCAGCCGAAAGCCTCCATGTGGGACAACTTCGTCGACATCCCCGACGTGCTCTCCGTGGGCAACAGCGCGAAACTGCTCAGCAACCTGGGCAGGCCCATCGGCCGCAAGACCCTGTTCTCCTGGCTCGAACACAACGGGTGGGTCTTCCGCGAGAACGGCCACTGGAGCGCACGCCAGAACCGCATCGACGCCGGCCACCTCGTCATGGTCCCGCCGAAATCCCACGGCACCCACAAGGACGGCACCACATTTAGCTTCGCGCCGACCGTGAAGATCACCAGGAAGGGACTCGGCCTGATCGCCCGACGCATGAGCGAGGCCACCCTCCAGCTCGAATACACGAAAGCGGGCGCGTGATGGGTGTCTATGAAATACGCCGCCGCCAGCTGAGGAACGGATTCTACACCGGCGGCGACTACACCAGTGTCGTCAAGGCAGCAAGGCTCACCTACGGACTTGGCGAATCAACAACTTCGTCTCATCAACGGATTTATCCAGAAGCGTCATCGCATACGCGAGGTCGTTCAATCCCTTCGCAAGCTCACGCTGTGAGTAATCCGTCGCCGAATTGGAGGCGTTGTTGAAATGCGTTTGCGCGGAATAAAACCAGCTTGTCGCATTACTCATAATTCTTCTCCTAACTGTTCGGCCCGCACGTCGCAAATGCGGGATGACACCGATTTTAGGAGGGGGCCGGGCGGTTCTCCTAACGCCGCCCGGCATCACACACGCAAAGGAGGCGCGTGATGGTTTTGCAGAACGAGCTCAAGGATGCGAGCCGTATCCCGTTGAAGGACAGGCTCGCATGGACCATCCCGCAGGCCGCGAGCCTGTACGGGATCGACTACGACGGCCTCCGACAGGCTGTCAACCAGGGCGACATAGACACGTTTCGTCCGCCAAGCAAACGAGGAACGCCTTCCCGCCGTCACATCAGACGCGAGGAAATGGACCGATACGTCAAATCGTTGGAGGAGTAAACATGAACGACATTCGCAAGGCGTGCGTGAGGGCCGTGTTCGACGAATTCGAGACCCAGGGCGAAATAGTCCACCCATTCAAGGACGTGGATGCGGAGGCCATGAGGTCGTTCGGCCACATCGTCGGCTACATCGACCTCGACGTCACCGGTCTCGTGGACCTCATCATCGACACGATCAACAAGGAGCTGTGATGTCACTCAGGAGAATCGACGCGGAAACGCTGCTGGCACCACCCAAGCCGCCGAGGGACACGGTGATCATGTTCGGTTTGACCGGCTACGCGATTCGCGTCACGGGCAAGGGCGCCAGCCTCATGGAGCTCGACGTCGACGGAAGCCACGAGCTGGCGAGCGTCGGAAAAGACCAGGCAAGGACATTCATTCAAAAAATCGGAGGCGCAAGATGACGGACAACGATTATCGCATCGAGGACAGGTTCGAAAAGGGAAGGCCGAACTACACGCTCAGGCGTTTGAAGTTCACGCTGGCCGTCGTCGGCCTGGTCGTGAGCGTGACGCTCATGCTCACCTGGCATGGCGGCGGTCTGACGGGCGCGCTTGTGGTGGAGGGCGTGTATCTGGCCACGGCCCTGTGGCTGACGGTCAGGTTCGCTCCACGCGATGACGTGGATGGCGACGTCTGACCGTATCCGCCGGCGTACAAGGACGCGGACGGATGGCGGAGGCGTGTGTCCTTTCATCTCACATTGCATTTCACGCATTCACTCTCACGTCTTCCGCTGTCGCGCCGTCCGCTGTGGGTTCGAATCCCGCCGCCGGCGCTTGGCCGGACCGTCAACGCCGCCCGCTTCCCCGCTTCGTTCAGCTTTCTTGGGGGTGTGGGAACGATGGGCGCGATTATTTGCTGTCATGGCGCCCAGCGGTCCGGCTCATATCAATCAATCTCATATCAATCAAGGTCAAGGGAGGAACCGATGAAGGAGATTCTGCCGCATTGGCATTTCAGCCCGAACGCTCCGGTCAAGGACGTCGGCACGAAGGGGATGACGCGTGGCGACAGGGCGGTGGCTGAGGCGTGCCGTCGGACGATGGAGACCGAGGCGTGGAAGGAGCTGGTGATCCTCGAATCGTTGGGCGTGCGGTTCACCGGACTGGTGGGCCGGTTCGTGTCCGAGGTGGCGTCTCCCGTGTTGGAGGTGATGCCTGGTGACAGTTTCCATCAGGGAGCGGCCGCGCAGTTGACGCACATGGTGAAGACCAGGGATGGTGGCGAGACCATCCGCATCATCAAGACTCTCGCCGTGAAAGGTAGGTTCTAATGGCTGGCGAAACGATTATTACCGTGGTGGGCAACCTCACGGCTGATCCGGAGATTCGTACCACTGGCAGCGGCGCAGCCGTTGCCAGCTTCACGATTGCCTCCACCCCGCGCACCTGGAACCGTAACACGAACCAGTTCGAAGACGGTCAGGCTTTGTTCATGCGCTGCTCCGCGTGGCACGACATGGCCGAACATTGCGCGCAAAGCCTGGCAAAAGGCATGCGTGTGATCGCCCAGGGCAGGCTGACGCAGCATTCATGGGAGGACGAGCAGCATCAGCGCCGAACTTCCATGGAATTGCAGGTGGACGAGATCGGGCCGAGCTTGCGCTATGCGACCGCGCAGGTGGCCAAGGCGCAGCGTGGCACGGCTGGAGCGTATGGCAATCCGTCCTCCGCCCCGGCGGGCTATACGGGCGGAGCCACCGCTGCCGGTGCCTCGTTGCCGCCGTCTGACCCGTGGGGCTCGCCACAGGGTGAATCGTCGTCGTTCGGTGATTTCGGCAAGCCGGAATCCGAACCGGATTTCTAAGGAGGAATCATGGGCATCACCATAGAGGATCTGCCCGTCGAGGATTTGCATCCGAATC